CTAATTCCCCACGTCATCATGAGAGGGGTAGCAATGTGAAGTGAACGATTCGACTGCGTGCTGATAATGTTAATCGACTTGCCACCGCGATCATTTACCTTCGGAGGCATATACTTGATCGAGGACGGGGTCCAATCGGACACGGGAAGAACAACGGGAGTAGAAGGCTTCGACATTCTGAAATAAAACTAGACCGGGATGGGATGTTACAGTAAACTAGAGCCTTGTCTTTAATTCAATTTTTTGCAAGACTATAAAAATGCTCGCCAAAATAGCCCCAAAAACGCGCCTTTTTTGCGCACTTATTTCCCGAAAAAATGTTCTCAGCCGGATAACATATTCAAAATCTCCACTGGATAATCCATGTCCTTAAGAACGCGAACAGCACCCTTAATTGCCGATATTCCCGGTTTCATCTTATAGGTATACACAAACGACCCAGTGTCGAGAACACGAACGCCCATCTTATAATTCGCTACAATATCTGACCCCCGGAACTTTTTACAAATGGACAAGTAGTGCGTGGTTAGCATAAAATCCACGTTTTTATAGGTTGACAAATATTGTAAAAATGCATGTCCGGCTTTCGTGGCCTCTTCTGGGTTTGTTCCAGAGAACAATTCATCAAAGATGCAAAAATGACGTGAATTCATGTTCGGGTTCTCACTCTCTTTCTGAATAATGTCCAAAATGTCTTTGCATCTCCTGGACTCGGCTTGAAATAAACTGTCTCTACCCGATGTGTCCGGAATATTCAAATAAGAATGAATATGCGTATAGGGAACCAGATTACAAGATGTATAAAACCCGCACCCTAGTTGTTGCGTAAGAATAATGTTTATGGCCGTAGTTTTCAACATTGTTGTTTTCCCGGCTTTGTTCGGCGCGCTCAATATAATGTTTTTGTCAAGGGCGCAATCGTTTTTCACTGGGTTCTCATCCTTGAGGGATGGATAATATTGTCCTTTAAATATAGTATTTTGAGAACCATCCGTAACAGGTAGCGAAAAAGTGGCGTAATTCAATGCGCCGGTGGAAATGTTCTCAAACACGCCGGTAAGATTGTTAATATATCCCTCGAATCCCATCGAAAAATAGATTGCGGTTTCGTGTTCCGGGTTTGCATATAATTCGTAAAAACATTTCAACATATATCCAATATCGCCCAATTTCCCAAGTGTATTTGAAAATGGGGTTACGCGAGATAGTTCTCCGCGAAGCATGGCCAATCGCTGACATTGCAATTCCACGTCGGCGCAAAAATCACGATGGCTTTCACAATGATTTGCGATTTGCAAATATGTCTCCATGCTATGAATGGAATAATTTACATACTCTTTCATATGAACTAATGCGTCATTCACGTATTTTGTGTTTTTATAAAATCTCAAACAAGATGTCGTGTTTTGATACACTTGTAATGCATATAAACCAAGAGAGAAAAATATGTATATTACGCGATCGAACGACAATTCACTCAACGACGACAACGTTTTTCCTATAAAATGGTGGCGAGCGATGGTTTTCAATACATCCATGTAAGCATCGAATGTTATTGGCACACCTTGTAATTTCAATATCAAAAAAGGAATGAAAAAAATGAAAAAGGGAATGGACAAACTCAATAAGGGAGAACACAGATTTGCCATCGACAACACTTCCAAAAAGGACTCCGATTGGTTTAAATAACGGAGCGAATTCCACTCGACGTAGCCATATTTGTCCAAGAAATTCGTGTTTGTTTTTACATCTTTCCATATGCGAGATATTTCGTCGCAATTCATGGCACATGGGTGATCTTCCATCGTTTTTTTATAATACCCCATTTGTTTCAAAATTGCCTGTGAATCTTCTAAATAAGCCGCGTTTGATGTGTATTGTTTATTCCAAAGCGGGAGAACCCGTTTTGCAAATTCGTGTTTTGGTTGAAAATAACATTCATACATCGAGGTGTTCTCTGATGTTGCCAATTCCAAATCGGCGGAAACAATGGGTGATAAATCATGTGTTTTTGAATAGGCGATCGGCAACCGAAAATGATCCTCAAGTTTAGATTCAACTTGTTTATTTACGCCAAATAATTCCTCTTGTATAGCGGTAACATATTCTTGATATTGAGTTTTTATGGTTTCGAACACCCCAACCTGTTCTGTCATTATACTATATTATGGAAAAAGTGGGGCGATATAAACGCAAAAGGAACGGCAAAAAGGAACGGCAAAAAGGAACGGCAAAAAGGAACGGCAAAAAGGAACGGCAAAAAGGAACGGCAAAAAGGAACGGCAAAAAGGAACGGCAAAAGCCTCGTATATAATTTATAACTAAAAAATATATAAAATGGTGTGTTTATGTATATATAGAAAAAGTTGCAAAATCAACATGTGCTCTTACACATTAGAAGATTATAACAACATTTTATTTTCCGGAATTTCATACGGGCTGCCAAAAGAAGTTTCTGATAAAATACAATCCTTATATGAAAATTTGGGGGTTATTGAAACAGCTACCCCCGCGCCGACAACAGCCGCTGAGTCTTTTCCTAAAAAAATGTATAAAAATACAAACCAGGGGTTTTCAAAACAAAAACGCAACCAAGGAGCACCTAGATTAGCAACGCCTCCTCCCGAAAGTTGGGAACGAACACCTATTTTCAAATCTACAAAAATGGAGAAGAAAGAAGGTGTGGAAAAGATGATAAATGACATTCGTATTTGTTTAAACAAGATTTCGAATAAAAATTATGACACACAGAAAGAAACCATTTTAAAACACATATCCGACATTATCGAAAAGGATGATTCCTCTGTATCTTCGTCAGAAGATGAGAACCCCGACGACGAAATGAATAAAATCGCAAACGCAGTGTTTGATATTGCAAGCACAAACAAATTTTATTCCGAACTATACGCCACCTTATATAAAGATTTAATACAAAACTACCCATTGTTTCAAAAAATTATTCCGAATTTCGTTCATAAATACAAATGTAGTCTGGACGCAATTGAAGTTGTTGATCCAAACACAGACTATGACAAATATTGTGAAAACAATAAATTAAACGATAAGCGAAAGGCAATGTCGGCATTTATTGTGAATTTAATGAAAAAGGGTATTCTAGAAAAGGATTTCGTTCTTGAATTGATCGGCCATTTGCAACAAATGATTTCCATAAACATTGATGTTGAGGAGAAAATCGGCGTTGTGGATGAAATCACGGAGAACATTTTTATTTTTGTTACCATGTCGGCGTCTGATATTTCGGCGATCGACGGCTGGACCATAGTTATAGATCACATTGTTATGTGTAGTAAATTAAAGTCCAAAGAACATCCCGGAATATCCAGTCGATGTGTATTCAAATATATGGATGTTTTGGACAGTATCAAAAAAATAACCGTGGTTTCTACGGACGAATAAACCACGCAATGTTTCTGTTATTTACTTTCTTCGAAAAAGAAAATAAATAGCCTCGTTATAATATATATATAGTATACTCTATTTACAACATGGTGAAATCGAAATTAGAGCCAGAACACGTGTCTTACAAAGAAACAAAAGATCTGGATGAAAACGATCTCGGACATGCATCTTCCGTATATGAATATAGAATTTATGACAAAGATATTGAAATCGTTCTTGGGAAACAAAACACTACTTTTGCAAAATACAATATCGCATATTATCCAGTTTATTTAGTAGTGAATGATAAATTGCAGTCTAGGATTGGCGTTTTAGAAGGAAATATAAATTCTATTATTGAATGGATGGAAGACGACGGCGATATTAACATTCACCCGGAGAACATGATTATTTATGCTTCTAACGAGTATATTACAAAGATCATGGGGGACCCCAAGCGTGCCCCCATTTTACCCGAAAATATATTAACCACAGATCGCGAGGTTGTGAGTGAAGGCGCGGTCGAACAGGAAACCTTTTTTGAACCTTCCGACGATATTACATCCCTACGTATTCCAGAAGAAAAAATATCTAAAACAAACCAACTTGCTTCTCAGAAATTAGAACAAGGCATTTTCAAAACAAACCCCGCGACAAAAGTGCCCGATATGTTGCCAGAAGAGAAAAAAGAAGACTCGGATGCATTCAAACAGGATTATCGCGAATCGACAAATCTTCCATGGATTCAAACGTTCATGAAGAATAACAATTATGAAATCATGGATAATGAAGGGGGCGGGGACTGTTTTTTCGCCGTCATTCGCGATGCGTTTCAACAAATCGGCAAAGACACCACGGTAGAAAAATTACGCGCACTATTATCAAGAGAGATCACGGACAAAATGTTCACCGAGTATAGAACATTATATACCAATTTTTTGTCGGAACATCAAGACAAAGAAAAAGAAATTCGTGACATTAAAAAGACGATTGCCATTTTGAAAAAGCGCATGACAGATAAGGCGCAAAACAAAGTTGAACAAAAAATGATATTGGATGAAGCAAATAAACTCGTAGAGCAACATAAGAAACTGGTTCTCGAAAAAGCCGACGCAAAAGAACTATTGGACGAATTTGTGTACATGAAAGACATTGACTCTTTGGACAAATTCCGCGAATTTGTCCTCACGTCCAGGTATTGGGCCGATGACGCATCGATTTCTATACTTGAAAAATTATTGAATGTAAAAATCATTATATTTTCAGAAGAAGCATACGAGAATGGTGATCTGGATTCGGTATTGAAATGTGGTCAAGTAAGCGAGCATGACATGGAGCGACAAGGCAATTACCAGCCCGATTATTACATTATGACCTGTTATACGGGAAACCATTACAAATTGATTCTTTACAAGGGCAAACACATTTTCAAATTTCGCGAGGTGCCCTATGATGTGAAAGCGCTTGTTATAAATAAATGTTTGGAGAGAAATTCTGGTCCCTATTATTTAATTCAGGATTTTATGAATTTAAAGACGCACCTCGGTCTAGATGCACACGAAGGCGAGTCGTTTTCGCCGGAAGATGATGAATATCTAACCAGAGACATCTATGATAAAGATATTGTGTTTTCTTACCATGCAACATCGAATGGAAAAGCAAAAACGGGAAAAGGGTCCGGTGAAAAAATACCGGAAGCGCGGATCATAGAATTCCACATCTTAAATAAGATAAAGGACTGGCGTAGGAAATTAGACGATTCCTGGATTGCGCCGATTACTCTGGATGGTCACCGATGGAATAGCGTGGAACATTATTATTTGGGTTCTCAATACAAGAAAGGTTTCCCTGATTTTTATTTGAAATTTTCATCCGAGAGCGGAAGCGACATTTCGAAGGATCTTGTTATAGCAAAGGCTGCTGTAGGAAAATCCGGAAAATGGAAAGATCGCACGTTGCGCGAAAAACATATCAAAATAGACCCCGATTTTTTTGAAATCGGAAAAGGCTCGCGCAGCAAATTGGAACGCGAGACCGCATTGCGTGCAAAATTCACGCAGAATTTGGATTTACAGCAGGCATTGTTGGAGACAAAAATGGCGAAGTTGGTTCATTTTGTTAGAGGAAGCGAACCGGAGGTAGACGAAACTCTTATGAAATTAAGATTGGAGTTGCGCAACTAGCATCGATAAGACATGCGAAATACCTTGGTTTCATGGATACATGACAATTATCCATGAAAAATAAAGAGATATCAAGTGAACACTTGAAGGATTTGTAGATATACCCAACGATATTGTATCGAAAACCACATAGAAACTAGGTAAATACCCAATATATAAAGTTTCCCACAGGATAAAACACAAATGTCCATAACCATAGTGCGACGTATTTTATTTGATCCCCTATTTTACCAAGAACCCACCATAACGGATAAGTATAGGTGTATATGAATGCAAAAATCGTTACTGAAACAACCATTGTTTTTTCACCAAATGGTGTGCTAAAAAACCAAAATCCGAGAGCGACAATGATGTATATAGCGACAATCATTGCAATACATGCTAGTAGTATAATCAATCCATTCGGGGCAAGCGCATTTTGTCCGTATTGCCTTCGCTGATATTGTCCGAACGCTGTTTGGTGAGTCCCGTCGCTCCGATATCCTCCTCTGCGGGCCATTTATAATATGTCCAGACTTTATTGCGAGAAAAGGGTTTTTATCGGAGAAAACTATATATTGTCTGTGCATGATTTATGTGATAACCGTGTCAAAGTTTATCCAAACAAAGACATTCGCATTGTTTTCGCCACCAAAGGTGGCGCCCCCTTTTCCCATTGTTCAACTTCGCGAATATCTTCTAAAAACGCGTTTGTTTTATAATGTGTCTCTATAAAATTGCAGTAATTTCGAATCACACCTTGAATGTTCTCTCGTTTCGCACCAAATTGCAACGATTCACCGTTATTTTCTATGCAAAATTGTAAAAACTCTTCCACGTTATATAGGCAAACTGTTTTTAAAATATAATAGGAAAACGCATTTGTAGTTTCCTTGTATTTTGTCGATCGCAAGTAATGTGCGTTCTC